TTTAAACTCACCTCCTGATATTTTAAGCGGCACTTCTTTATCAGGTCGGGTTGCCAAAGTTCAGGTTTTACGCCTTAGTTTTGCAATGTGGCATGCGGGAATCGAACCCACCTGACTATCTCAGCCAGTCCTCATTGCCACGCCTTGCCACAGCTTTATCATCACCATGGCTCGGAGGAAAAATGCGGTGTCTCAGGTTTCTCACCTTTGGCACAATACCATCATATGACGGAAATCCCGGCAAATAGTCCGCAAAGTGTCCGCAATTAGTCCGCAAAGTGTCCACTCTGCTTTTTTACCAAGGTAACTAATGGACATAACTCAGCAAATGCGTACAGTGCCCGATTTCTTGCGATATAAAATGCTGATCGTTCCATTTTTAATTTAGCCACAATGGCGTCATTAGTTAGACGCTTGCTCGGTGAGATAATGTATGTTTCCCACAAGATGGTACGATAATCTTCATCTTCAATAATATTGATTGCATTTTCGCAAGCGTTCAAGTAGTACAGCTCGTCAGCGTGCGATACAAGCTTGTCCTCGGCTTTGTTGCCATAGCTAGGTGACTTAGGCATGCCGTCCATCACGGGGCTTCTGAGCGCTATTTTGGTGCGTTGAGCGAGCCGCTTGTGATGCCAGTAGTTCCCCAAGACCTCTTTGGCGTTTTCAATTGTTTTGTCATGATCAATTGGGCTAAAATATCTCGTTGCTCGCACCACTGCGTCCACTCCTTATGGTATAATTTGGCTGGGTTTGTAGGATAAGCGTGCCTTCGTGGTGCGCTTTTGTTATACTGTTTGTGAAGATGGTGGCTTAAGTTCCATTATTCAAAAGCCATGTATTGCATAAAAGTCCCTGTCTTCCACCCGTCGCTAATCCGGCGGTTTTTTGTTATACTGTCTTCGGAGGCCCACTCCAAAATGATTATTACCCTGGTGCAATTCACACACTGGCCTCCAGAGCGCGTCAACACCCGGCGCGCTTTTTTGATGCTTTAAAACGTGCGTTCAACATGTGCGTTTGCTATACTGTCATTGGAGGCCAACTTCTAATCTTTGATTCCATTTACTCTCAATCGTACGTCTGGCCTCCAGCGCGTCCCTAATCAGGCGCGCTTTTTTATTTGCTTTCAGAAGGCCAAATGAGTTCCCATGGATCAATCCCAGCTCCATATGCGATTTTATCTAAGGTGTTAAGTGAAACACTGCCCTTCCCAGAGATTGCATATTCAAGCGTGTTGATGGGTATTCCGATCTCTTTTGCATATTTGGCTTGTGTCATGCCCAGATCGTATATATTCTTCCTAAGGTTTTCGGCCAATGCTCGTTTGCTGTCCAAATCATTCATCTCCTACTTAGTTTTCCAGTTAGCCCACATCCACATTGCAACACCTGAGATTAGCAACATGACGGCAATCATTGCTTTCCCTCCAATAGCTCCGGATTCTCAAAAATATTCCCGATTACCTCTAGAATTTTGCCAGATCCAATCGTTCCAAAATAATAATCACCAACACCAAAAGCGGCAGATCTTGGATCGTATTGAATATCCATCACTTTCCCATATTCATTTTTCACGATATCGCCTTCGTAGATTTCTCGCCCGTTCTTGTCGTGTAAACCGGTGTATTGTTCGACAACATACTGATCATTATCCAAGAATCCGGCAAAGCACTCTTCGTCATAACCAGCATCCTCACCATTTTCATACTTGACGCAGCCGCTAAGCATGTCATATGCATTCTGCACGTCATACAAGTAACACTCGTAGACCTTATCCCACGCTCTGAACTTGATCTCTCGTTTCATTTCCCCGCCTCCAATTTCACGATTTCGCCGGTTTCCTCAACGCGCCAGACACCTAGCAACCATGCACGGGCGAATGTGTCAAAGCTATCTTGGGCATAGTTGAACCAATCTTGCACGCTTTCCCATTTAGTGCCATCTAAGCATTCCGATGTACCCCCATCAAATGCCTGAGATAGGTCTCCATAATCATGTTTCCACATCTTTAGATATTTACCAATCAGTTCTGGAATCACCGGCAGATCATCTGGCAAGGCGTCGTCATAGTCCTTCTCGTATTTGGATATGGTTCCATCAAACTCACAATATCCATACGCTTCCTCTCCTTGGGCCCCGACATCAAAAACCAAGTCGTACCATTCCGTTAGTGCCCGCTCAAACACGTCCCGCTTCGTCTCTGTCATAATTTCCTCCCACAAATTGGGCAATAGTTAATTACCTTATCCAAAACGACTGATACTTCTCTGAACCGGTTCATTTGTGTGACGCACAGCTTCGGGTGCTGGTTTTCTGGAGACTTGATTCGTGCCTTTACCCGTCTGTACAATTTGTGCTTGCGGATAAAATCAAAATACTCTGTCTTGTCTGACATGGCTTTTCCGTAGTGTGCATGCTTTGATTGTGGGCCGGTTTCATGACAATATGGGCAGTTTTTCTGCTTTTCGGTTTCATCTGGCAATGCGGCGTCTAATTGCTTTAGTAAGTCCTCATATAGTTCATCATTAAGTCCATCACGCTCATCGTCAGTCACCTCCGCTTTCTCGAAGCCGGCAAGATGATATTTTTTAATTTCCTCGGCGGTAAACTGCTCATCGGGAGTACGCTTGCGTTTGTCTTCACTTATGGTGTGAATAGAACAGCCAGCGAACTTGTATAACCAACCTAGTGTTTCGTTGCTCATCCAGTCCGGAGCCTTCACGTACCACCGCTTTGTCTCATTGCTCATCGTCAGTCACCTCTTTAGATTCAGAAATGAACGCATGCATAGGCAAGAATAATTCGTGGCCGTCCTTTAGCCTGACCATATAGCAGTTCCCATCACTGTCAGATGGATCTCTGATGAAGTCAATGCTAACAACGTCACGGTCTGAATGGCGCTCAACTAATTTTCTGTATGAACCGTCATAAACCGTTTTGAAATGCGGTTCATCGTATGGGTGCCCGACTTCAATCAACCTTGTTGTCTGGAATATGCCACCGTCATTACGGTCATCATCGTGATCCATCAAGGATAGGCTTCCTAGCCTGATTATTTTATTGCTCATCGTCAGTCACCTCTTCTTTCTCGCAGTCTTGCAAGCCATAATGTTTGATCTCTGCTTCGGTGAACTGAGCCCATGACCCACTTTTGACTTCATTAGTAAGAATCCATGAGATGGTCCCGGGATAAATTGAAGATCGGTATGCTTGAGCAAATAGTTTGTTTTTCTGCTTGCCACCTAGCTCCTTATATACTAGATACTTCTTCTCCTCTGCCACGGTGTAGCCGTTTACGAAAGCCTTAATCAGCAATTCTTCGTCATTATTGCCAGAGAAAGCAATGTTGCTTGCTGGGGACTTACCGCTATGCGCATATTTAACGATTTTTGCTTGCTCTTTGGTTAGCACTACCTTTTTAGGCTCCTCAATCAAAGTGACAACGTGGTCACCGTGTTCTGTGCAAAGGTCATGGGCTATTCTTTGGCTAGTAGTGGCAGTTACTTGACCTTCACGCCAACGGATAAGTGTGTCAGCACTCATGGATAGATAAAGTCCCTTTGCGTTCTTTACCGCGTACAGTTTTCCTTCGCTCATTTTTCGTCCTCTCTCCCGTAAATATTCTTAACAAGTGCCACAGCTTTCAGATTGGCATATTCGTTTACATTACCGTCCACATAATCGCCCATAGAAAGCAGCTTTTCTGCACGTTTTAGTGCTTCTTCGTAATTCATCTTTTTTTGCTTTGGTTCTACGGGCACTAGCTTGTAGTCCACATCTTCGTACATGACACCTACAACCTTGCCAGTCTTTTTGCTGATGTAGATGTCATCGAACGTGTCGTCTCCTGTTTTCATTGGGCCGCCTCCTAAAGTTGTTCTTCCGTGAATAGCCCTGTGTGATAGTCATATCTAGCAATCGTGATTGGTATCTTGTACCTAATCATGAACAGCAGCATTCGAAGCCTAGCATCGGTGGTCAATGTAGCGTCTCCGCCTTTAACGTCAACAACTTTTGTCAACTCATCACCGTCATAAAAGCAGTAGTCGGGTGTGTATACGCGTGCTGAATAACGTTTTCCATTGATCTTGAATGCCGACAAAATCTCAAACGATTCTTGAATCGTTACCTTCTGTGGCTTGTTGCGTATCAGCATGTAATAGGCGCCCTCTGCTTTGCTTGCGAATCGAATGCCATCGATCACAACCGGCTGCGCATTGTACTTGCCTCTGCGTCTCTTGCGGATAACCATTGCTAACGGCTCACGATCTCTTCATGGCCGTTGTTGCGGCGCGGTAACTTGATCTCAAATTCGCTTGCAACTCGCTTCACGAACGTTGTTGACTTCCCAATCCGTTTTGCAACGTCAGTCAGTGTGTCGCATTGTGAGGCCGCTTCTGAAATTCCGCGCGCGTATTTGGCACGGGCTTCTTTTCGCTTTTTTGAAATCTTTTTAAGGCCGTTGTTGACTGATGTCTTCAAAATGTCGCTGTCATCAACACCGGATACCACACGTTTCTCGACAATCGCTTTCTTTGATACAATGATCCGGTTGTTGAACTCTTGCTTTTCGATTTTTGAGAATGCTTTGCTTTTTGAGACGTCTAGCATTGCTGAATTTTCGTAGCGCTTAAGCAATTCAGCCTTGAAGTCGCGCCACACTTTGTCTCCCTGCTTGTATAAACGCACTGTTACTTGTGTCATGCTTTTCCCTCCTGCTTAAAATGGCAAATCATCATCTTGGATGTCTATCGGCTGGCCATTATTAGCAAACGGATCCGTGGCATTCGCTCGCGAAGCATTTGGAGTCGTTTGACTCGCGTTTGTGGTCGCTGCTGCTGATGCATTGGCTGTTTGCTGTGATTTAGGACTGTTCTGAGACGCCTGTCGTGACTCAAGCAAAGCAAAATTATCAACGATTACCTCGGTCACGAACACTTTCTGCCCTTGCGCGTTATCGTACGTACGCGTTTGGATATGGCCTTCCACACCAACCAAGGATCCTTTTTTGGTGAAGTTTGCAAAGTTCTCTGCCGACTTGCGCCAGATCTGACAATTTACGAAATCAGTTTCTCGTTCTCCGTTTCTGCTCTTAAATTTGCGATCAACGGCCAGCGTGAATGATCCTGCCGCCGTGCCACTTTGCGTGTAACGCAAGTCAACATCTCTTGTCAGCCGGCCTGTTAGTGAGACACTGTTTAGCAATATGCTTCCCTCCTAATTCTTTTCGCCGAGTTTATTGAGCTGTTCAAGTTGTTCAGCCAGCTTGGCACGCTGTTCGGGCGTCACTTCATGCTTTGGTTCCTGATATCCAGGCTTTAACCAGTCAGGTTCTTTATCAACGCGCTCTGGCTTGCCGTAACGGCGCTGAGGTTGATTCGTTTTGCGTTCGCTATCGTTTGCATCGACAGCAGCAACCGTGAGAAGACACTTGCTTTCCCAGTTTTTCAAGATGCCGTTGACGTACTTGTAGTTTCTGACATTGCTTTCAACTGCAGTCCGCAACGCATTTAGAACTAGCTTCTCAGGTTCAGGTGATCCTGCTTTTCGCATGTCATCAACCCAATCAACAAGGCTTTCTCTGGTGAACGGTGATAGTTGTCCAAACCCGTTGCCTTCCCAGAAATTGCAAATATCAAGAATTGATGATGACGACGATGACGGTTCTTCAGTAGGCCTCTCTGCTGCCTTTACTGGAGCAGTAGTCTGTTGTCGTTTAGTTTTGTCTAGTTTAGTCTCGTCTTGTTTAGTGTATGTGCTACTGTGTTGCCTACTAGGTTGTAAACTACTTTGTAAACTGTGTTGCCTACTAGGTTGCCTACTGTGTTGCCTACTATCTGACACACTATCATCAGCTCGACTACTAGGTTGCCTACTATCTGACGTACTAAGTTTTCGTGAAATATCGATGACTGAGTAGGTCGTTGCCTTAACACCGTTAGTTTGAAAATCTATCAGCCCTGACTGCTTTAGCGCGTTGCGGGCTTTGACGATGCCCTGACGGCTTAAACCAGTCAACGTTTCGAGTGTTCGATTCGGCATATTGAATTCGCTTGGCCAGCCTAGCTGGTTACATTGGTAAACCAGCCCATGCCATAATGCTATCTGTCCTGTGCTTAGCGGATTAACGCTTTGCTGAATGTAGAACTCTCGAATTAGCTTGAATAAATCCATGCGGTGAGTCACCTCCTACTCGACTAGCTCATCCATGCTGATAATTGTGGCGACTCGTTTAGTTGCCTTGCAGTAATCACAGGCCTCACATCGATGTGGCCGCGCCTGACCGGATTTAACCGCCTCAACGTGTTCGGTGCTGTCCTGGATCTCTTCCAGTGCCTCGTCCATACGGTACTGTGGCACTTCGATGACGGCATGGTCGGGTACATCTTCCTTGGTCACGGCAATGATGAATGCTCGTGGTCGCGTTCCGTAATTTTGGTAAATCAGCTCCTGATAAACCGCCATCTGAAGCTGATAGTTATAGGCATCAACGAAACTGGTTGGCTGACGTTCTCCTGGTTTCCAATACTTCTTGTGAAGCGACTGTGTGGTCTTCAGATCCAAAAAGAATGACTTTGTGGAGTCGAAGCAGTCCAGCTTGCCCATCCACTCGACCCCAAACAGATCACCGGTCAGGATCTCTTCTTTTTCGCCCTGATAAAGTCGTTGAACATTCTCATCAGCTTCAAGCGTGGCAATCATCGCATCAGCTTGTTTATACGGGGCTTTCAGTTGTCCTTTTGATGATCCACGAGTTGAGAACATCTCTGGGTGTCCTTTGATAAAAGACTCATGAGCTTGCTTGGATTCAAAATAGCTGTGTAGATAGTTTCCAACCAGCAAGGCAGTCGGATCACCTCTTGGTGTCCATTTACCTTGCAACTCGGCCATCGCTTCTGCTTCGCATGTCAGAAACTTCTTAAACCAGGTAGCAGACTGATATTTGAAACTGGTATCCAGCGAGTAATAATTATCCTTGTTGACCGTCAAAGATTTCTGGTTGTTTTCCTGCATTTGGGTCGTGGGTAATGTCTGGCTTAAGAGCATCTGGCTTCACCTCCGATTTTGTGACGGGTTCAGCGGGAGCGTTAAGTGCATCCTCGATCGAGTTAGGATCTTCGGGGGTAACATCCTTCAGTTCTGGATCAGCTTCGACTGGTTTTTCATCGGCACTGACCGCGCTTTGCATGTCGGTTGTCATTGGACCCCACTTAGTCAGCAGCGATTTGATTACCGTCTTCAGGGCCATAGCTTCGTAGTTGTCTTTCCAAACGCCCTTGGGCTCCGCGCCACCACCAGATTTGCTGAAACGCTTGCGATGATCATCGACTTGCTGATATGTCCAATAGACCATCTTTTCAAAACCGTTAGTCAGTTTGAACGATGCGGCATAGCCAACCGGTTTTTCGCTTGCTTCGCGATCGTGGAAGTTCGGCGTGTACTCAAGTTCCTCTGTTAGTGGGTTCCAGCTCTTGAACTCATCTTCATAAATTGGTAAAGCAGTCAGGCGCTGATACCGTCCTGATCGTTGAGCTAATTGGATATAGCCTTTATAACCAATCTGTGGTTGCGCCTGGTTCTTGTATGGAACGATGTAGACAAAACCCAGACTCGGGTTAACCGGAAGATCGAGTGTTGCTGCTACCATGGCCGAGTTGATAACACTTAACTGATCAACTCTGGCTAAGCTTGGATTAAGGCTTACCGCGCTGGCAATCGATGACAGAAACTGTGGTGCCCGTTTGTCCAGAAGCGCTGCAAACTTATTCTTAATTGTTTGCGTCTCAATCAGTTTCTTAACTGGCATTTTTGTTAGGTCATATTGTGTCGTCATATGCTACTCCTCCTATTTCCACTCCTGAAATCCTTGATTCTTCATGAAATCGATAACGTCTAAGCTGTCACCGCCGAAGAAAATCTCAACCAGTTCTGTTTTCGGATATGTAGAACTGGCAGCGTCTTTTAAGAATCGCTCAGGGCCGTGAATGTTGATCCAATCTTTCAAGTATTCCTTCGCCTTGTCTTTGTTAAAGGCGCCCTCATAACGCGATGTAGCACAGCTTTGATAGAGCCAAGGTTTCTTTGTATCAACTTCATATTCATCGGCGGTGGCCAAGAACTCCTCCGCTTGTTCGATATCCATATCTTTGGGCAGGACGGTACCGTGATAGGACTCCCAATCGGCAATGGCTTTATCTTCAAGTGCTTCTCGCCGTTGATATTCATTCAGAACCGCTGTGTTGTAATCAAGCATGGTCATCTACCGCCTTCCGTGATAAACTTGAGACATAATAATATCTGCAATATTGTTGACTTCCCGTAGTTGGCGCTACGGGATTTTTTTGTGCTCTTTTTATCGTGTCCATTGTTTCCAACCTCCTACTGCTGTGGCACCGATCATGATGCCAGCCATAGCTACAAGCAGATACTTCCAAAAGGCTGATGTTGGATCGAACAGCACTGACATGATTGCTTCTAACATTTGTTAGGCCTCCTATTGTCGCGCAAACCAACGCTCCATCTTTTCAGGCTCAACTCGCTGTGTTTTACCTGGCCCAACGAATGGAGCGCCACGCTTCTTCCAACGGCTCACTGTCGCGGCAGAAACTTGATAGTGTGCCATGACATCTTTTGGCGTCCAATAAACTTTGGGCTTAAAGGGCTTGCGTGTCCTTTGCGGCTTAGTGGGATCGATCAGTGTGAATCCTTGTTCCATGCCTGCTCTTCCTTCCTCATATAATGAAGTTTCCGATAATGTGGGAGCCTTTCGCTGAAAAGATCCATAATTGAGATGCCTAGCATTTCACAAATGGCATTCAGCTCGGTTAGATCTGCGACTGTGCTATCCAATTTTTCGAATGCGTATGCTTTCAAGTTTTTAGCGTCATCACGTGTAAAGTTGGGATCATTAGCAAGACCCTCAATGTCGTGCTTGATGAAAGCAGCCTTCTCTTCGTCTTCTTCTCGTTTATCGGTGAATAAAAGTCCACGTAAATCGTGGTATATTCCATCACCGCTAAACAGCTTAGGGATTCCTAGAAACAAGTTAGCCAATTCATAGCTTAGTTCGCTGTCATTCATCGAATTGGCAATGTCAGTAGCCTCATTTGCTCTAATGGGAGTTCCATGAAAATAGTTGTTGATCGTCGAGCGCCCTAATTTTGCTGCATAAGCGATCACCTTCTGTGGCGTGTTGGTTCTAGTAGCGAACCTATTCAAAGGGCTACTAATTGTTGCTTTCATACGTTCCACTTCCTTTAAAAGATGAAATATTGGTGGATATTGATTCATGCTATAGAAGGCTATGATTAACCCATAGCAAGTTGATCAGCATCTTCAGCTAGCCATTCGTCAACGTGGCCCTTCAACTGCTCGTCCGGCATTTGTTCGAATGCAAAGGCCGGAACCTCTGGGTAGATGCGGGTCAAAAAATCAATCATTGCTTCGCGTGTCATATGGCTCACCTCCTTAACTTGAAAACTGAATATTGTGTGATTGCCTCCCGCCGAGTGCGATAATTGCATCGAAGGGAGGTGATAAAATGGAAACAATTTTTGACAAGGAAAATCGCAAAAAAGTTGAAAAGGTTATGACAAAACATCTGTTTGTGAAAGCTCTTCAAGAAAATTACGAATTTCCCGATCACTTTTCGAGCGAAGATTTTCCAGTTCTGCAGAGGATCCTAGATGATTCTGCAAAGCGTGTTCAAGAGATGTCAGATGAGCAGCTCCTTCATTCACTAACTCACGACTGATTCGCTTATCGGGCTCTCCACTGTTCGAATCAAAGATCACTGCGTATTTGTTCATCTGCATCACCGTAAACTTGGCATCTAGTTTGATTGCTTGTGTCAAAGCATATCGGCTGTCCTTCGACTTGCATTCGTTGAACAGTTTTTTATGAAACGTCATCTCATGACCTCCTCTTTCGAATCAAATCGATTGGGTACGGTGTCGCCATCAAGGCCAAGAAGTCTTAGAACTTCCAAAACGGTGTTACCAAGTGCCACCAGAGCATCTGTTTCTGACAGGCTTAAATTGCTTGATTGATATGAGACATTCTGGACAGCCAGATCAACGGTCAATCCTTTGTAGCGAGCCCGGATCACTTCTGGAATCACTGACCCGTTCTTTCCCGCCTTGATGATTTCAAACTTTGCTTTGCTAAATTCCCGATGGCTGTCATCAGCCAAGAGCTTCTTCTTAGAGTGACTCATCGTGCCACCTCCTCTCGCTGGGCGTGAATGTGAATATCTCCTGATGTGATATTATCGCTAAAAAAAAGCTCACCAACAGATTTACCGTAATGTTCCGCAACTTTACGCTTAGTTTTGTCGGAGCCATTCCGATCACCAGTCTCCATCATTGCAAGCATAGATTGTGCGATACCAATAGCATTTGCAGCCTGTGCCTGTGACTCTCTCTTAGCTTTTCGTGCCTCTAAAAGCTTGTTCATTGTTTTGCCTCCTTATCACTTGATGTGATAACTATATCATCGCTCCACGTGATAGTCAACAATAAAAATCACTTTTTGAAATACTTTCTAAAAATCACTTCGAGTGATTGTATAATCGCATTAGGAGGACTGCTCATGAATATTGGCGAAAGAATTGCAATGCTACGAAAAGAGCGAGGCTGGAACCAACAACAACTCGCAGACAAAATTAATGTGAGTCAGTCCACTCTTGCTATGTGGGAAACTGACAAACGGCGTCCAAATACAGATGCCTTGAACGATTTAGCGGATATATTTAACGTTTCTTTAGATTTTCTTATGTGTCGCACGAACAAACGTCGATATTTTGAACTAACCGATAAAGACACCAAAGATATCGCTAAACAGGCTCAGCAGATCATTGACGGAATGAACGCAGATGCTAGCGTCAATTTTTACGGTGAACCAATGACAAACGAACAAAAGCAATCTATGAAGGACATCATAGAAATGGGGCTTCGTATTAATAGAGAAAAAGCAAAAAAGAAATTCACGCCTAAGAAGTTTCGAGATACAGGCGGTGATTAAATGTCTTATGCCAGTTACATTGCTGATCAAACTTTTAAACGTACGGTTGATGTCGCAATAGATTCAACCGACCCTTTTTCCGTATGCAAAACATATGACTATGGGGTCAAACAGGTTACTATGCCCAATTCAACCATGGGGCTATCAGTCAGGACTAATCGCTGTGCAACGATATTCTTGAGTGACAATCTTACTGATTCTCAAGAACTGCTTGTTCTTCTCCACGAAGTTGGCCATTGCCGTATGCATAAAAACGATAGCACGCCATTTATGCGTTCTATGATGGCTGGCGGCTGGATACCGAGAATTGAACGAGAAGCAAATGAATTTGCTGTTAGATATATGGTTGATATTCTGAAGGCTCAAGACGTTGAAATTACAACGACTTATGGGATACTTCAATATTTTGATCTTCCAGAATCATTCAACCGTTTT